TGATGGGTATGCTACGTAGTGAGATAAAGCAAATATTCACTAAGATCAGAGCCCGCGGCAAATTGGAGAGCCTGGATGAATTCTGGAACTCACGTGTAGAATGGATGGCCAACGGCGCAGCCACGGGTAAAGGAAAGATCCTTGACCGGGCCGAAGCTACGCTGATCGCAGGTGAAGAAGTTGAGACTTCGCACTTGCGTGGTAACAAACGTTCTGTATGTGAAGGTATGGACATACAAGTCTTGAGGCAATATATGGAGAGAGAGCCCTTCCAGAAGGCCTATGCACATACGAAGGGGAACGAGCTGGCCAAGACCCGCGCTATCTTCGGAGTGGAGATGGAACACTACCTCCTCCACCACTACATCTGTAAGAAAGTTGAAGGGGGGATAACCGATCCTGAGATCAGCATACGCGAAGAAAAAGGTGCTGGATGGGCAGAACTGATTGACAGGCGAGAATGGTGCAAGAATAAGTGGAACACAAATTCCTTTGATTTCTCGGACTTTAACGACCAACACGAGCTCGAGGCAATGGCCATCCTACACGAGGAAATGGGCGAGTGGTACAGCCGCAACTATTACAATGATCCCAACCTTCCTGAGTTGATGAAGGTGTGCAGGTGGGTGGGGACGAGCTTCACCAACAGCTACTACATCGACCCTGAAGGCAAGGAGGTTAAAGTAAGTGGAGGTATGTTCAGTGGGAACCGGGCTACTACACTCATAAATACATTGCTGAACCAAGCATACAGCAAGATAGTAGTGCGCCAGCAAGAGTTGGTGTCGGGCAAGACGTCCGTCATCAAAAGCTACAGGACAGGGGACGATGTAGTCATGAAGATGCGTGATAGCGGCAGCAGCTACACGTTCAACAAGTACGCATTGTTGCACAATATCCAAGCGAATCCTCAGAAACTGCTAAGTGATGAGGGTTACATGGAGTACCTCAGGCTGATGTACTACCCTACAGGCGAAGTCTACGGCAGTCTGTGTCGATCATTAGGCACGCTAGTTAACGGCAACTGGGAGAGTGAGGTCTTGACAGACACTCTGTCACGAGCTCAAGCCATATGGGACCAGATGAGCGTGGTGATGAGGCGGGGTTTAGCAGTTGACCTTTCTAAAGCCATCTTTACGAACCTGATTGGATACTACACGAAGAGCATCCATGAGGGCGCGGAAGTGGAAGCCATCGCACCAGA